CTTGAACGAAAGACATCAAGTGAAATATCCAGAGTTATGCGATAACTGCGATGCTTGGGGCAGAATGTTATTCAGCTCTTGTAAATGTGGTGGTGTGCATACTTGGTGCAGTAAATGTTGGGGACATCAATGAAAACGACACGCGCTCTGACCTGCGGTTTTACCGATTCGCTTGACACGTCTGGTACGCTAACGGCGCAGAGCCCATCAAGGGCTCACCGCGACCCGCTGAGGCGGGTAGGTCGCGGGGTGCTAGTTGCTATTGGGATATCTCTGTTTACACCGGCTTACGCTGTTGCACCTGTTGAGGCAAAACAATATATATCAGCAAAAGAATATGCAGCTTTAAGATTAGATAACACCCAGCAATATAAATGCTTAAGCATCCTTTATGGAAAAGAATCAGCATGGGATGATAAGGCTGTTAATGGTAGTCATTATGGAATACCACAAGGTAGATCTGAGTATCTCAAGACTGCATCTAAGTATGAGCAGATAGACTGGGGCTTGGCATACATAGAGAATAGATACGGCACACCATGTGCAGCTCTTAGATTCTTTAGAGAGAACAACTACCACTAATGAACGATACTAGAATCTGGTTAAAATACATGCCTTACAGATGGTGGAATATATTCCTTTGTCTATTTGGCAATCATTGGTGGAATGAGCCTTATGGCAAAATTACTGTAAAAAATATGTCTTTGAGTTGTAGTATATTCAGGAAAATCAACTGTTAAAGCGGCATTTTGTCCAACGATGTTTGATAATTTAATAAGATTATAAATAGAAGAATTATCACTTGAATTATTTCCTGCAAATGATTGATAATTCCAAAAATAAACAACGCCCGTTGTCGCTCCATTTACACGCATTTGTACTTCTTCTGTGCCATTGCTATCGTCAAGATTTTCCAAAGTCGCGTATAAATGCTTATAAGTTTGTGGAATACTGCTTAAAGTCACTGATTGACTAGTGAATGAAGTTGTGCTAATTAAAGTCATGCCGCCAGATGAAGCCGAAGCCCATTTCACGCCTGCTGCACTTGCTGCATCAGCGGTTAAAACCTGTCCATCTGTACCGATAGCAACGCGAGCAACAGTATCGGCAGCAGTTGCTGCGATGATGTCACCCTTAGCATCGACAATCGTTTTAGCAATCGCAGCAGATGCGTTAGTAAATACGGTTGAGTCAATGGCAGAGCCAAGCGAACGGATCGCAGCTGCGCCATCTTTTACGAGGCTAGTGTCATCCGGGGTAGTCCACGAATAGTTGGTAGTTGATGCCATTGTTCTCCTTATATCAGGCTACTATTGTAGCGTTAATCCATTGTAGGGTTGGGCTTATGGTGTTCCAAGTCTCGGTAATTGGTGTATCAATCCACTTCATCGCCTGGAGGCTGTAAGCCACAGGAGACAAGATTAGGGTCAAGTCTAGGCGATTATATCCAGCGCTAAATGTCCAGCCTTCTACGAAGCCCTGAAAGCGTCCATCGACCATATTTGAAGGCAGATCTGTAATGTCTAAAGGCTGACCCATAAAGACATTGAGCAAGTTATCGCGGTCTGAGTCATCAATCTCAGGGCTAGTCAATGGGAAAGTAATTGACCTAAACTGATCTTGCGGGTAAGCGCGTAGCGATAGGTAAAACGCTGCTTGGGTTTGAGCATCGGCTTGGGCTTCAATCGAAGTATCAATGATCTGCCCCTGCTCGCCATAAATAGCAATAGAGGCTGCGTCAGTAGCCGTCTCGGTAGCGTTTGCCTTGTACTTGATTGTGACCTTATTGCGTAGGTCGCCAATGCGCTTTGAGGTACGGATGCCGTTGGCTAGGGCATGGTTGCCAGTAACCTCGACATAGCCGTTTGCAGCTAGATACTGACTGCGGTGAGTGCTATCGGCATAACCAATTCGACCAGATGAATCCTCATAGAGATAACCAAGTCCTGAAGTTGCCAATCCGCTAACAAGTGAATAAACATCTGTAGTGCTTGATGATCTAGCAGTTAGTTCATAATCACCTGGGGTGTCGATCTCGCCAAGCCCAGTATTTTCAGCATTAGCCCAGGTTGTTGTTGGGTCATAAGCAGCCCATGTTAAAGCAGCTGGTACTGCGTTCCAGTTGGAAAACAACAAAGGTGACAAAATGCTATAGATCTGGTTGCCGTCAAAGTCTTTGCTTAATACGCCATCGGTCAGGATCTTAGGCAGTTTGGCAAGTGCGCCAAGGGCTACGATCTTGATGCGTTCATTAATGCCACCGGTGCCTGATGATGTTACTTCAACGTCGATGTCAGTAACATCGCCACCAAATAGGTTTACATAGGTGCCAGTTGAGTCCTTGACCTTAATAACAACTGCGTCATTGACATCGATGTTGATTGCCGACTCATTGAGGTTAATCAGTTCGATGTTGCAATAGCCAGCATAAGGCTGAGAGTAGATATCCTCACGCCCTGATGTGATGGTCAGGTTAGCAAGAGTTACGTTAGTGACGTCCCCTGCGCCATTGACGGAGACTGCCCAATCAGGTGTCCATGCGGTCATGCCATTTGCAACGCAGACGCTCCACCGGAGCCTCGTGATTGTGACTCATTCAGGATCTGGACAATTTGGCGCGCTACGCCTTCTTTGTCAATTGCTCCGCTTACGTTGATATTATAAGTATCTCCGGATGATGCAGCCTCGGCTTGTCGGAATGTTCCAAGATTAAATGTTCCTAGATTTGTAGCTGCTGTCGATGAAGTTGCAGCAACCTTTGATAATGATGATGATGCCGTAGATGCACTTGATGCTGTCGTGCCAAGATTGATGTTTGGCGTTGTAATCTTAGAAGCAGTCGTGCTGCTTGTTGTTGTACCTAATGAAATGCTTGGCTTAGAGATGGTTGGGATATTAGGCAATAATGGAATTGAATTGTAAGCCCTGATAAGTAAATTGATCCCATCAATAGCACCAGAAACAAGATTTTGAATAACATTGATAACTGATGCAATTACGTCAATGACGCCACCAGCAATAAATGCAACTGTCTTTAATGCTGCGCCAAGAGTGACTGTTAAAACTGGCACAATGTAATCTACAATAAAAGCACCGAACTCAGCAAAAGTTTCTTTATTGCGAGCAATAGCATCTGTGATTGGCTTAAATAGATCAGCAAACTTTTCTAGTGCTGGTCCAACTTTTTCAATAATAAGAGTGACAAGTGCTTCAATAATAGGCAATAGACGAGCGCCAACTGCTTCCTTGGCTTCATCAAATACAACCTGGAGTCTAGCCATGCGACCTGCATAAGTCTCAGCATTTTCAGCAGCTGCGCCTCCAAACAACTCAGTCAGTTTTGTTTGAACATCTGTGAACGACATTGTCTTTAATTCAGCAGCAGATAACCCAATACCTAAACGACCTAGCGAGGCATTATTGCCATCATACGCGCGACCTAATGCGTTTGCTACACCTTCAAGAGGTCGTCCTGTTTGCGCTGAAATATCAAGAGCAAGAGAGAGCAAATCCTGTGCCTCAGATAAATCACCAGTGGAAAGAGACAAACGAGCCAGCGCCGGACGAAGTTGGTCATCTGCAACACCAGTTGCGCGAGCCATTTTGTCAATGCTCTTTTCAGTCGCTGCGATCTGTGCATTGGTTGCACCAGTTGCCTTTTCTAAAGATTGAGCAAGTTTTAATTGAGACTGCTCATCTGCTAACGCTGCTTGAACTCCCTCAACGCCAATCTTAATTGCATATGCTCCAGCAGCAGCTGCAGCAGCAGCAAAAGCTGCACCTGCTACTCTGCCAAAACTTTCTAGTTTGCCAGCGGATTGTTCAACATCACCATTGGCTGCTCTTAACTTTCTATTAAGATCATCAACATCAGCAAGGATTGATAGTTTAAGGGTTCTATTGCCAGCCATTAATCCCACTCCTTCAAAATGTTACTAAATGCATCTTCCCACTTACGAATTAGATCCGGCTGGATCTGTCGTAATGTTGGGTAGATAAAGTAACCTGAGTTACCTCTACCTCTATTTGGTGTGCGCCTTGGGAACTGCTTAAAGCGGTTAGATCCAAACTCCATACCATAAACTAAATCTAAAGTTGAACCGCCACCGCTAAATCTTTGTCGCGCAAATCCATAACTAAATTCGCCAATCTTTGAACTCGGACTTACTTTAACTCCATCAGCAATACGCCGAGCAGCAGTACCTGAAACCGTACGAGTTGCAGCTGCGATCTTAATTCGATCAGCAGCAAATTGAGCAAGGTTAGAACTTTCTGTTCTAGCGGCAGCAACAGCTTCATCATCCATAGCCTTAAAAGCCCTGGTGATACCGCGTAAATCTGTTCTGTCATAAGCGATCTTGACTTCATCTGCCATCCGATCGCTCCTTCAAAATCTCTATCGCGGTTAATATGTCGTCTGCATCATCCCAGTATTGCATTGGTATCCCCGTCTCTATTGCTAGAGATACGAGGATCCTGCCTACGCTTCCGGGCTTGTGGCTTTTGGGCTATCGTCTCCGACTGTTACGTCAGCAACGGTTTCAGACCAAATCTCATAAGACTTAACAGGCTTTCCAGCGTTCTCACGCTTATAAGCATTGTAAGCCAGAAACATAAGATCCCAGATGCCAATCTTGTCATTAGCCTGAGAAATCGTGTTGCCAGTTGCCTTCTCCCACTTCGCCCACTCAGGTGGCTGAGCAACATAAGTTGCAGAGTCTCCTGCGTTATATGTAATTGTGATTGGTAGTTTCATCTGTGCTCCCGTTTGTTAGATGTTACGCTGAGAATGTGTCAGCAGGTGTGCCGACTACTGTAAGCGCCCAAGTGTCTGTCTGTGCGCCTGGAGCAGCACCGCCAGCAGTTGGGAATACAGGTAATACGTTGCAAGCAAATACTGCGCCTGTTGCAGCTGTTAGCGATACTGCCAAAGTTGTGTTTGGTGCTGAATCAGCAGCAGACCACATTGCTTCGAATAGTGAGTTTGCAGCACCCCAGTCAGCCAACAACTCAACATTAAGAGTCCATTGATCGTCTGTGTGCTTGTAAGCCTTGCCATCGAGTGTCTGATAGACGTCGATTGTTGGGCTGTTTACGAGTGTGACGCTAGTTGTCTGCGCATCATAGTTAGTTGATGCGATAGTCAGAATTAGGTCGCGACCCGTGATAACTGTTGTTGCCATTGGGTTTCTCCTTATGCCGT